AGCAACAAAGGTCAGTTGTCAAATGTATATTGTTAGAAAAGATTATGAAAAATATGATAACTGGCAAATATACTGGGATTGGTGCAGTCAATATAATAAATCGCCCGACGCTCAAAAATGGGTCTTAGAGAATGTAAATACAATCAGAGGATTTTAACATGAATATTATTGGAGGATTTTAATATGCCGAGCACATATTATTTAGAAAGTGTAGAATTAGGAAAAAAGTTTCAAAAAGAAAACACTAGTTGGGGCGGTGACGATTGTAAGAACTATCACAATCAAATTAGATATTTGATGATGAAATATAATGCAAAGACTGTATTAGATTACGGATGTGGCAAGGGGCGCCAATATGAAGAGTTTGTATCTTACGGATTACCCGAGTATCAAGTCAGCGAACCTATGACGTTTGATACTAGAATTAGTGCAGAATCAGTTTATAAATTTGATCCCTGTGTTGAAAAATTTGACATAGAGCCATTAGGTCAACAGTTTGATGCTGTTATATGCACACAGGTATTAGGCGGTATCCCAGATGCAGACATGTCATGGCTGCGAGATAAACTAATGAACTATGCAACTAAATTTGTTTTTATTGGGCTACATAGCGTGAATATACTGCCAAAATCTAAAAAAAGAATGTATGATGCTAGGTATGTAACCTATAATAGAACTGTAGAATGGTATCAAAATCAGTTTAAAGATTGGTCAGGCCCAAGCCTATACTGGTGGTTTAGAGATATGGATACTGACGTTAACAATTGGTATCAAGTTAAGTAAGGCAAGAATTGTTTATAAATTAACCCTTGTCTGCTTTCTTCATCGGTCCAATGACAAGCGGCCAAATCATATGCCCACTGTGTTCTATCAAATAACACAGGGGCATTTATACTTGTAATACTTTTATTAGCAACATCCCAGCATACACTACTGCTGTCGTCTACCCACAATGGCACACCACTAAGAATACTGGCCACTCCACTGCTACTGTTAAAGACTAGCGAAGATCTAGCTTGTTTTAAATCTTCCATCAGTGGTTTGTTTATGCTATCACTGATTGAAATATTATGACCAAGTAATGGTTTTAAGTCAGATATCCTGCCAGGATGCGGGCGCAATACAATAGGTAAATCAGTGTGTTGTCTAACTTGTCGTATTTTGTCTCGTGTCCATTCAACTGGACTGAGACCTTTCATACCCCAGCCGCCATCGCGCTGTATCAAGAATAAAATATAGTCTCCACCGGATTTCCAATCTGCCATAGAGATTTTTAAATCATTAGATAATTGATCCCATCGATTGCTGGTTGAATTTTTATTAGCATATTCACCTTTGTCGTATTGCACATCGTTGATACTGTATCGTAGATATAAACTTTCTTGATCACGAAATTTAAAACAGTTTGCATCAACTGACATTACATGATTACCGCTGAGTCGTTGTTTTTCTACAATTTCAGCACGAAGTTTAATGTTAGGAGTTGTCTGTATAGGACTAGGCCATCCTAATATCACTGCTAGTTTAGACGGACGAAATATATGTTGGCTTTCTATGTGAACTGTAGCACCACACTTTCTTGCACCGTCAGCAAACGCCCGAAGCGTGTCTATCTTTCTTCCGGGCGTTTGTTTATGTATAGAACTAAAATAGACTACAACATCATGCATGATCGTTTAAAATTCTCCACGCTGTGCCGTCCATCATTTCAGTTTCGGAGAATTGACTGTAGGCTAGATGAGCGGCCCACGCCACTACCTCGTCTAATGTTGGATAGTAAGGTGTATCTATTTGTGTTAAGTCGTTAGAGCTAACACTGTGAGCAGCATTAGGACCAAGTGTAAATGCCGGTTTACCTAATAATACCGATTCAGTGGCTGCAATACTGTTATAAGTTACAATACAATGCACATCACGTTCTAATGCCATCTCCATTGTGTCTGTTGAACTACGTTCACGACGACTGAGCTTTTCTCTAATAACAATAGGGCGATCAGTGTTTGCTTTAATAGTGTTTACAGTATTCTCAATCCATTCTTTTAAATTAAGACCAAAATTTTCCATGGCCTTGCCGCTTGGTGGACAGATTAAAATGTTACGACCGGGGCGGAATTTACGTTTTTGCCAGCCAATTAGTGCCAGTCTATCTAATGGTCGTTCAATCACTGGACCTATGTTCTGCATGGCATTTTTTGTAATTCTATGATAGAATTTCTTTCTCACATTGCCAAAGTATCCAGTGTCAATGTAGTAGTAATCTCGACCTTTTGCTTCACATGCTCGCATGTGTTTGCTTTTGGTAATTCCACGAAATACCACAGGAGTCATCGATGATTCAATTTTCTCGTAATTGGTAATTTGTCCGCCACTGCCCATGATGAACGATTTCATGTAAGGATCATATACATGACCTTTAGGATCATTAGGGTCGCGGCCGCCATCGGCAGCAAACACTGTTCCATTATCTAACATTTTTACTTCCTTGATAATTTTTTCATAATCTTCCCCATACCAGTCTCCTGCTGGATCTACTCTATACCGCAGTATGTTGTGAAATAAACTTGTTACTTGTGGCGGTAAATTTTCAAACGGATGTTTTACTGGTTCAGGTGCAGGCGGCTTTAATGTTTCAAGATATTTGTATTTTTCTCTTTCCCAATTAGCACCATATTCACAATTTACATAATTATCAAACCATGGGCCACCTTCTGTGTAGTGTATAATTTTGGGTTGTCCCGACTCTGGAGTTTCTTTATACCATCCTACTAACCAATTATAAACTGAGGGTAACTCACCGATCTCTTCATCAGGTAGCCATTCAAATCTATGAAGGAATTGACCGGTTTCAGTGTTAATTGCTTCTTGTGTTAGTTGTTTATTACTGGGATGTCCGCAGTTCCACAATATCACAGACGACCAATTTTTTCTAGGATAGATATATTGTCGCTTGCCGTCCATCTTAGTTTCATTTACTGGATTGTAGTCATGCTTTACTACCATAACTGCATATTGATCGTTGGCATGTGCTATAATGTCTTCAACTCCAACATTCCACAGAACGTCGCAATCGCAAAAAACTGCCCAACCATCGAATCCTGTTAATTCTGGAACTAAAAATCTTGTAAATGTAAATTCAGTAGATGCAAGTGTATCTTTAGGTCTGTCATACTTACCTTCTTCAATTAACTTATCTCTAATCAGCGGTATTACTTCAACATTGTGCGATCTTGCTTTAATACTGAACTCGCAGACTTTATATGCAATATCTTCTCTAGAATCATACCCTACAAATACCTTAATAGGTGTTACTAATTGTTCTTCGCTGTTTTCTTCAATCATACCAATCTTTCAATTTTTGTTTTGCTGATCCATCTCGTAATTCACTCACATGAAATTGTCCGTATGCTAAATGACATGCCCATGCATGTAATTTATCCTGATCAGCATAATATGGATTTTCTATTTGACTTAAATCTTGTAGTGATACTGGGCTGGCGGCATTTGCCGGAGCCATGGTAAATGCCGGTATTCCGTGAAACACACTTTCTATGGCTGCCACACTGTTAAATGTTACCAGTGCAAATACATCGTTGTCGAGTGCTCGTTGTAGTGTATCTGTTGAAGTCCTATCTTCTCTCTTAGGTGCTCGTTCTCTAATCTCGATAGGACGATCTGTATATTTTTTAAGAGTTTCAACTGTGTCTTCTACCCATTTATCTAACTCGATTCCGTAAAATTTACAAGGCTTTTCATCAGGCTTTGCAACTAAAATTTTACGACCATCTTTCTTCCACGGTTTAAATTCTTTGTTGAATCGTTGTAATCGATCGTCTGGTCGAGATATTATTTCACCATGTTGTAGATTATTTTTAACAATTCTATGCCAGTATTTCCAACCTTGTGGGTTTGTCACAGTTCTCTCGTTGCCAAAGTAACCAGTGTCTATATAATAGAATGTTCTGTTATCTTGCCAGCATTTTTTCATTACCTTGTGTTTAAGAATTCCACGTAACACAATGGGATCATTACATCTGGTGTAATCAAAATATTCTTCACTGACCACAGTATCTCGACACCCAGCGGCAAACATGTTGACATAGGAGTCGTCTCCGTTCTTACTTAAAAAGATCCATCTACTCATTTTCGTTCAATGTCCTCTTCTATACAATCATCGCCGTATTGAATTTCAATCAGTTTAAGTGGCTTGTCAGTTTCATTGCATAACATATGCCATTGGCCACATTTGATAAAGATATTGTCATGTAGATTGTAATGACCAACTAGCTCATGGTCGCTTGAACTATCTAATGTGTAAACTGCGGCTTCACCTTCTGCAACAAACCAAAATTCTGCACGATGATCATGTCGTTGCATACTTAGGCATGTTTTAGGAGTTACTGTGAGTTCTTTGAGTTTGGTTTGTTTTCCAACGGTGTGCAGGACACGATAGTAGCCCCAAGCGCGGGTCGTCTTTGGAGTTTTCCATTCTTCTAAAATCCAACTACTGCTGTTGGCTTTGTTTTCGCCACCAACGCCAAACACAAATTCTACATCTTTGAACACCATTTCGGGAATGTTCTCTTTAGTGCGATCACCACCATTGGCAAAGACCACGGTTTCATGTGGATACAATGCTTTGACATTTTTTATTGCTTCAATAGCAGTATTATCATCATCATTGAATAAAATAACATGATCGACCATCTTTAGATTTTCTATCAAAGTAGTTCTTTCAGTTATAGGCATGAAAGGCCTACCTTTTTTACGGGTAAGCCAATCATCTGAATTAACGCCAACTATTAAAATATCACCTAATTTCTTTGCAGATTTTAGATATTCTATGTGTCCAGAATGTATAGGGTCGAAGCCACCTGTTACTAATACTATTTTTCTCATAGTATTATTTACAATGTAGCATCCTCCATTCCTGCAACTCTGAGTTTAACAATATTGGTTATTTGCCATTGTTTTTGATCTAGAGCTTTAGTAATGCCTAACCATTTGTTTCTAAGTAATGCAAACTCGTTGATAATTTTTTCAAAATCAACAACGTCACTTTCGCCGTCTACATATTTTTCTACGTCTCTACTAGTTAACGCTCTTTGATAGTTTTCTAAATACTTACGAAAATGCTGACTTCTTAATCGTCTACATTCTATGTTTAGATATTCTAAGATAGCTTCAATTTCCTGTAGTTGATTAAAACGATGTTCAACAATTCCGGGCATATTAGCGGCTGCTCTTTCTAAATTGCCGGTAATCCGACATTCAGTTTTAGCCTCTAATAATTCGTCATTAAAATGTTCAACAGCATCAGGTATGTAGGAAATATCCTTACTGATCTTAGAATACCATGTCATATATCAATCTTCAAAGTCTGTGTCAATCTCTTCTTCGTGTTCTTCTTCGTCACTAGTTTCATCAAGATAATATTCTATAGCTTTGTCTAAAGTTTCATCAGTGCCGGTGGCACCTGCTAATGCTTTATCGGTAACACCATAGTCGGCCATTAATTCAACGTAACGGTCTGCCACTGTTTCTAAAGTTTTCTTATCAAGATATTCTTTAAACAATAGCCAAATATCGGCAATCTGATTCTCATTCATTTTCTACGGTTTCCTCTAGTTGTTTGTCCTTGGTGGATTTTTTATGATTAGGAAAATCTTCCATGATCATATTTAATTTATCTTCTTTCCACTCTTTTCTGTAGTGTAAGTGTTCTTCACCATGGCTGTCAACAAACTTGAGTCTATTACCCGACTGTGTCAATAGACCTGCTTTTTCAAACATATCTACTAGACCAGAATGAGGGTTCATGCCTTTATCATATGGAATCTTAATCTGTAATGTTTCGAACGGTTTACTGTAGCGTGTTTTCATAATCTTACATGAAGCACGGATACCATTTACTTCAGTAACCTTGTTGCCGTCTTCGTCTTCTTTCAACTTCAACTTCTTCATAGCAACTACAATACTACTTGCGTAAACAAATCCTTGGCCGCCACTAATCTTGTCGTCTGGATCAAACATGTCTTGGCTAGCGTATGTGTGATTAGTGCATACTAGTCCAACATTGTGACTACCAAACATATTAACACAATTACGAACCAATGCTGTAAGTGCTTTAGGCTTACGGCCCATGTCGCCTTTAAGGTCACCTGCTTCAAACTGGTTGATATCGGTTGGGGTAAGTAACATACCCAAGCTGTCTATGACAAACAAGACCTTTGGACGCTCTTCCATTACTTTATATTCTTTCATGAATTCGTGGATAGTTCTTGCCACGTCATCAATCATAGCCATATTAAGTTTAAGAAGTTTATCTTCGCTAGTATCTACACCAAGTGCGTGTAGCCATGCTTCATCAAGTGCGTTTTCACTATCAATCAAGATAACATAAATGCCTTGCTCTTGTGCGTTCTTAACAATGTTGCCAGAACAAATATAACTTTTACCAGCGCCTGATTCGCCAGCAAATACAGTGACCTTACCTAAAGGAATACCTTTGTTAAAGTCGCCGCTGATTAGATAGTTCAGTGCAAAATTGCCTGTGCTAATCCAATCTGTAGGGTCGTTAAATCCTACACCTAGACCATCAATACTTTTAGTCAAGGTTTTACGAAATTTCGATAAATCGAAGGCTTTAGTTGCCATTGTTATTTTCTCCTTAAATGATTATAAAAGGGGGCGAACCCCCTTTTATTAGCTAGCTTTACGATTACGAATCATAGCCAAGATGTCATTGGCCTTAGAATCGCCAGAAGATTTAGTTTCTTCTACTCGGGCTTTAGGAGCTGCCGCAGTTGCTGGCTCGTCATCAAAGTCATCTGCTACTACTGGGGCAGGTGCTGCCTTACGTGCAGTATTAGGATCACCAGTGTTCTGACTCATGCCAGCTGGTTTAAAGTATTGTCCCCAACGATCCATGTCAAAGGCATCGCCATTAACACTTGCTTCGAACATTTCTTTAATAACCTTAATTTCAACATCACCTGGTTTCTTAGGCAAGTAGTCACGAAGATTAAACAAGCCATTTGCTGTTACTGCTGCCTGCTCGTTGTCACTTAACGGACGCTCACGGCGGCTCCACTTTGATGTAGAGTAGTCAGCAAATCCACCTTTGCTGGTTTTGATCAATTTAAAATCAACGCCATGCAAAGCATCTGTTGGCAAGTCTTCCATTTCTGGATCCATCAATGCGCCACGGATAAGTTGGAAAATCTGTGGGCCGATAATGAATCGACGAATTGGATTCTCAGGGTGACTTTCTTCTTTAAGACCG